GATTCCTTACCTGCTAAGTGGCGTAATCAATCTATCTTTGAAAACATCAAGAAGCAGGCAGTTGAGGAAAGTAGGAAGCTTGCACAGAAGAAGGGCGAACCTTTAGATATTGTAGGTTCTGGTATGCGTAATGCACACCTCATCGCTATCGCTCCTAATGCAAACAGTTCAATCATTTGTGGATGTTCCCCGTCTATCGAACCACTAAAAGCGAACGCCTTCACGCACAAAACGCGAGCAGGATCACACCTAGTAAAAAATAGATACTTGGAGGAATGTCTTGAAGAACTTGGACAGAACACCCCCGAAGTCTGGAAGAGCATTATTAACACTGAAGGCTCAGTGCAGCATTTGGAGTTCCTCAATACCGATACCAAAGAGGTCTATAAGACAGCGTTTGAGATTGACCAAGGTTACGTTGTTGACCGTGCATCAGAGAGGCAACCATTTGTCTGTCAAGGTCAATCCGTCAACCTCTTTTTCCCGTCAGGCTCGCACGCAAGCTATGTCAACTCTGTACACCTTAGGGCGTACAAAGGAGGACTCAAAGGTCTGTACTACCTACGCACTTCCGCAGGGTATGAAGCAGACAAAGTTGGGGTTGATATGGAACGTGTGGCTCTTCAGGACTCGGAGGAGTGTCTAGCTTGTCATGGATAAAATTAAAGCAAAGCTTCTCAAGGTCTATCTAAAACTATTGAAATTTCAGGTAGATCGGAATTGGGATAAAGCACGCGATCATCATGCTCGTTACCTCCAGTTAAGTCTAAAACTTAAGAAGTATCAAACAAAGAACCGTAAAGGAAACGAATGACAACACCAAAGAAACCCCCTGCACCAAAACAGGTTGAGGCTAACAATGATTATCAAATCAAAGCAGTTGTTGCGTCCATTTTGATTCACAAAGGGACACCGATGAAAGCAGCAATGGAAAATGCAGATTGGCTTGTGGAGTCTCTAAAAAATGAGTCTTTTAGAACAAAGTAAGGTTTACAAACCTTTTAAGTATCCGTGGGCAGTCAACTTTGCCATTGACCACGAAAAGATCCACTGGGGTGAATGGGAAGCAAAGCTTCAAGAAGATGTCGCACAGTGGATGGATGGCAAACTTTCACTTGAAGAGAAGAATCACATCACACAGATCCTTCGTCTATTCACGCAGTCAGATGTGCAGGTGGGAACTAACTACCTTGAATACTACATCCCTAAGTTCAAGAACAACGAAGTAAGGGCAATGCTGTCTTCTTTTGTTAATCGAGAGTTCGTACATCAACGTGCGTATGCACTATTGAACGACACCCTTGGTTTACCAGAAAAGGAATTTGCATCGTTTACCTATGTAAAAGAGATGTCTGACAAACTGGAGTTCATGTCCGATATTGACGTACATAGTCACACAGGGGCAGCCCTAGCCATCGCTCGATCTGTGATGAACGAAGGTATGTCACTCTTCTCTGCGTTTGTCATGCTCTTAAATTATCAACGCTACGGCAAGATGAAAGGTATGTGCGAGATCGTTGAGTGGTCAGTTAGAGACGAAACGATGCATTGTGAAGGTATGGTCAAACTATTCCGTACCTTTTGTGACGAACACCCACGAGTAGTAACGGATGATTTTAAAGCAACTATCTATCAGATGTTCCGTGATGCTGTTGACCTTGAGGATAAAGTTATTGACCTATCGTTTACGATGGGCAATGTGGAAGGCCTCACGGCCCAGGAAGTTAAGCAGTATATCCGATTCATCGCTAATCGCAGACTTACACAACTTGGACTTAAACCCAATTGGGAAGAGATTAAGGATAACCCGCTTCCTTGGTTAGATTGGGTTTTGAATGGCACTCGCCACACTAACTTCTTTGAAGGAGTTGTTACGGACTACAACGCTTCAGGAATGGACGGAGATTGGGGGTGGTAATACACCCCTAAAGTCCCTTTATGGAACACGGAGGGTTTACATTTATATATGAGAGTCTTGTCGAATAACTTGAGTATTACCAAGGTCTTGCTTGATATGCTCAAAGAAATGTATCCAAACACCCTACCTGTTGACGACATTCCTGTCGAAAAACTTAGGTATCTACAAGGCCAACAGTCTGTAATTAACAAACTTGAGTCTTTGTACGAAGAAACTCTAGAGGAGAATTAGTATGTGTTTAGGAGGAGGTTCATCTAAACCACCACCACCACCTGCCCAAGCAGCCCCAGTAACAGCGAAGGCTCCAGAATTTGATACAGATGTATCAGAAAATGAAACTTCATCTGAGACTGCTGAAAAGAAGCGTAAAGGCAAAAAGGGACTTCGTATCCCACTGTCTAGCTCGGCAAACGTAAATAGCTCAGGTTCAGGTCTGAACATTCCAAAAGGTTAATATATGAACGAAGGCACTGGATGTGCGAAAAGATACGCACAACTTGAATCTGTAAGAGATGCCTTCCTGCAACGTGCAAGAGATGCTGCAGAGATTACTATTCCCACACTTATGCCACCAGATGGACACAGCGGGTCTACACTTTATAAGACTCCTTATCAGTCTGTTGGTAGCCGTGGGGTTAATAATTTAGCATCAAAGCTACTAATTGCCTTACTACCCCCAAATAGCCCATTCTTCCGTCTTACGATTGACGACTTTGATCTGCAGGAACTTGCAGGCAAGGATGCACGAGGTGCAGTAGAAGATGCTCTTGCTCGTATTGAGCGTGCAGGCTTGCAGGAAATAGAAGGCACTGCGATTCGTGTACCAGTGTTTGAGGCATTGAAGCAGTTAGTTGTTACAGGTAATGCGCTTCTTTACATGCCACCGAAAGAAAAAGGAATGAAGGTATTTCGCCTAGACCGTTACGTTATCAAGCGTGACACTATGGGCAATATCCTTGAAATCATTACCAAGGAATCAGTCTCACCGTTGATGCTACCTGAAGAGGTTCGTATTCAACTCACTGACCCTGAAGACAAAAGCACAAAGGACTATGAGTTATACACTCATGTCTACCTTGAAGATAACAAGTGGGTTATCTACCAAGAAGTTGCAGGTATTGAGATTCCTGAGTCGCGTGGCTCTTACCCGTTAGAACAAAACCCATTTATCCCATTACGTTTCATCCGCATTGACGGTGAAGACTATGGGCGTGGTTATGTTGAAGAATACCTTGGTGACCTTAAAAGTCTTGAGGCTCTAACCAAGGCTATTGTAGAAGGTTCGGCAGCTTCAGCTAAAGTGCTATTCCTCGTTCGTCCTAACGGAACAACGAAGGCCAAGAACCTTGCTGAATCACCAAACGGTGCAATCGTCACTGGTGATGCAAATGATGTTTCCACCCTGCAAGTGCAGAAGTCTAATGACTTCCGTGTAGCAATGGAAACGATGCGCTCAATTACAGAGCGTCTGTCCTTTGCGTTCTTACTCAACAGCTCCGTGCAGCGTCAAGCTGAACGTGTGACTGCAGAGGAAGTACGTTATATGGCACAGGAACTAGAGACTGCCCTGGGTGGTGTCTACTCGATCATGAGTCAAGAGTTCCAGATGCCTCTGATCCGTCTATTGATGGCTCGTCTAGAGAAAGAAGGCAAGATGCCTAAACTTCCAAAGGACACAATCAAGCCGACTATTGTCACTGGTGTGGAAGCACTTGGGCGAGGTCAGGACTTGAATAAGTTAGCTATGTTCCTGCAATACCTGCAACCGTTAGGTCAGGACATTATTGCTAGAGAGTTGAACGTAGATGACTACATTGACCGACTCGGTGCGTCTCTGGGTATAGACACTGGCGGTCTTATTAAATCGGCAGAGCAGAAAGCAATGGAAGCTCAACAAGCAATGGAACAGCAACAGCAAATGATGCTAGAGCAGACAATGGGTGGGATGGCACAAAGTGCTGCACCACAAATTGCCAAGGCTGTAGCAGAGGCAGGAACTAACCAGTAATGGCAGAAGAACTGAACACGTTTAACGAAACACCTGATGCACCTGAGGGTCATAACGAAGCTATGCTCGCTAAGGCAGAGCAACTAGAACAGGCTAATGACCCTTCACGCCCTGACTGGCTGCCTGAAAAGTTTAAGTCTGTCGAAGACATGGCTCAAGCTTATTCAGAGCTAGAAAAGAAGCTAGGATCAAATCAGGAAGAAACTCCTAAGGAAGCTGAAGAAGAACCTACTCCCGATGCAGATGCTACTGAGGTAGTCGATGTGTTGGATAAAGCAGGTTTAGACTTTGATGTCTTTCAACAGGAATACAATGAGAATGGTGGACTCTCTGAAGAAGCATACAAAGCTTTGGAAGAATCAGGGTTCTCTAAAACTCTTGTAGATTCATGGATTGCAGGGCAGGAAGCAATTGCCCAAGACATGACACAATCTGTCTATCAGACAGTTGGTGGACAAGAGCAATACACTGGCATGGTTCAGTGGGCAGCTCAATCACTTCCACCCGCAGAGGTTGAAGCGTTCAACCAAGCAATTGAGACAGGAGACGCTAACATTGTTAGCTTCGCAGTGCAGGGTTTATATGCACGGTATCGCTCTGAAGCAGGATCAGCTCCAAAGCTTGTAAAAGGTGAAGTAGCACCTACTTCAAGCGGGGCGTTTAATAGTGCGGCAGAACTGACAGCCGCTATGCGTGACCCCAGATACCACAATGACCCCGCTTATCGTCAGACTGTAGCTGAGAAATTAGCTCGGTCTAACGTGTTCTAACTGTCTCCTTTATATGCCCTAGCGTTATGTTAGGGCTTTTTTATAAGCCACAAAAGGCTTCAATAATAGCTTGCTAGTCAAGCGTAAACCAAAAAGCAAACCATTACAAACGATTACTTCTGGCCTCCTGCGGGAGACAACCTGAGAGAAAGGATGTAGTGCGCGGCTGAGTAGGAACAAAAACTCAACCATTCATTACTAAGAGGTAAATCCAAATGGCATTTCCAACAGATCAGGCCGTGTCTCGTCTCGGTCAAGTAAACGCAAGCGGTGACGCTCG